CGAACCCCGTGGGTCGCGCCTTCTACCTGAAGGCGGCCGGCACGATCGCCAACGCGGCGACCGGCAACACGTTCTTCCCGAGCCTTGTCCTGAGCACGACGCCGGGCACGTCGCTGAACCCGATCGCGATCTACCCGACGACCGCGCCGACAGCCTCCACGACCTGCCAGTGGGAAATGGAGGCGTGGATCACCTGCCAGGCAGCGGGGCTGTCCGGCGGCACGACGTTCCAGGTGAACGGGAACTGGCACCAGGGCATCGTCGCCTCGGGCCTCGCGATAACCGCGACCAGCCTCTGGGCGCAGTTCGCGGGGAACCTGACCGGCTACTCGGCCAGCGCCCCCACCTACGTTGAGCTGTTCGGCACCTGGTCCGGGTCCAGCGCCAGCGCGACCACGACCGTGCAGCAGATGTTCCTGTTCGGCCTGAATTAGCCGCCGCAGGCCGAGGAGGCCCCGTGCCGTTCATCCCGCAGACGGTCTACGGCAACGTGCCCCAGGGAACCGTCGCGGGGCCCGGCGGCACGACCGCGCCCGCGCCGGGCACCCCCGAGACATGGACGGTCACCGTAACTACGGCATTCCCGGCTGTGGTGTATAACGCGACCCAGTTCCACGCCGCCGACCAGGCGCTCCCCGGCGAGCTGTTCCTGGTCCAGGTCGCGCCAGGGGGGACCGGCAGCCAGACCTGGACTATCCAGCGCGGTGCCGAGGGGACCGCCCCGGTCGCGCACAGCGCGGGGTTCACCGTCGTGCAGGTGGTGTCCGCCGGGGACCTGAATCCGTACCAGCCATGGCAGTTTGCCGTGCAGGCGTACGGGGCGCACGGCGACGCGAAAATCGGCACCGGGGGAACCGGGGCTTCCGGGCAGGCGGTGTTCACCGACGCTGGGGCTAATTTCATCAACGCAACCGCCCCGCTCGGGGATATCGGCAAGTACATCGTCATCAACCAGGGGCCCGGGAGCGCCACCGTGGCGACCAACCCGTTCTGCGGGACGATCACCGGCTGGAACTCCGCCACCAGCGTCACCCTGTCCGCGAACCTGGGCGCCACCTGCGCCGCCGCCCCGTACATTTACGGAACCGACGACGCCGCCGCGATCAACGCCGCGGTTCTCGCGGCGGCGAACTGGGCGGTCTCCACCGGCAACTACAAGGCGCAGGTCGTGTTCGAGCCGTCCCTGTACATGCTCGGCGCGCTCACCCAGTCCACCTCGTACACGTGGCCGTTCAACACCACCGGCCCGTACTACTACAACACCCATATCCCGGTGCCGTTCTCCGGGCAGTACGCCCGCAAGCTGATCATCGACTTCGTCGGCGTCGGTGACTCCTCCGACCCGGATTTCTGGGGCTGCGCCATCCCGTCCATCCAGGGCTCGTGCCTGGTCTCGGCGGTGTTCCCGCCCAGTCAGCCAGACGCCACTTACGGGCAGATGTCGGTGATCGGCGTCCCGAGCCTGCAGAACAACATCGGCAACGGCGGCATCGGCAGCGGCCAGTACGCCAACGTCCTGGTCAACGTCAACGGGATCAGCACGGTCACCCCGTACAACAGCCAGATGTACGGGTATGACTTCCGCTACGCCGCGCAGGCGAACCTTCCGAACGCCAACGCCGTCGCGTTCGCCCCCGTCAACTTCGGCGCCCAGACGGTCGGCGGTCCCTGGCTGCGCAGCACCAACATCCCCGGCAACGGGGTCGCCGTAGGCCTGGCGATGCCGCTGACCGACAACAACAACAACACCAACATCGGGCTGTACTCCTGCGAAGGCATCGCCATCGGGGTCCTGTTCGCCGAGCATTTCAACGCCACGCGGATAGCCGTGAACATGTGCGCCATCGGCATGCAGGTCACCGGGCTGCCCAACGCCCCCATCAACATCCACGGCGGCGCCGTCCAGTATTTCACCTGCGAGGCCTGCGGAATCGGCATCCAGGGCAACTACGACAACAGCGCCGACTTCCAGTTCCCCCTGTTCATCGGCAACGCCGACTTCGAGCCCCCGAACACCTACTACGTGAACGACCCCTTCAACAGCCTCACCGGGACAATGTACTGGAACGACATCGACGCGTACAGCCCGGTCACCGGGTCGGCGGGGATCAACGGCGCCACCAGCTACAAGATCGTCAACTGCCGGATGTACCCGGGTCCGTGGGTCGCCAACGCCGCCCAGGGCATCTCAGCGCCGCCGGCCGCGCCGGCCACTGGCGTGGCGCAGCAGAACATCGCCTACCGGGACGCGACCGTCTACGTCAGCGCGGGCACCTCGATCACGGGCGTGAGCGTAGGCCCGGCTTCCGCATCCCTGACGGCGCTGGGGCTGGCCGCCGGCGCCGGGGTGGTCATCCCGTTCCGGGTGCCCGGTGGTCACTGGTACTCGGTCGCCTACACCGGGACGCTGACCGTCAAGTGGGTCCTGGAGTGAGCACGCCGCAGGACAGGTGAGCCGCCATGGCCATCGCCCTCGTCGGCCAGGCCGGCATCGCCGGGGTTACCGAGGCGTCACCGCAGGCGGTCACCTACAGCTCAGCCCCCGGCAGCACCCTTATCGCCGCCGGGCATTTCTACAACTCCGGGGCAACTTCCGACTACCCGACGAGCATCACCGACAGCACAGGCGGCGCGAACACCTGGCAGCTGTCGGTGGCGAACGCCCAGGCGCCGCCGACCGCGCAGGGATCCGACGGGGCCGGCGGCACGATCACCAACTTCGTCGCCTGGTGCACCGGCGCCGCCCACGTCACCTCGGTCACGGTCGCCCGGGCGGACACCACCGGCACCATTTTCTGGCGGCTGGCGATCGCCGAGTTTTCCGGGATCGCGCAGTTCAGCAACAGCTGGGCGGTCACCGGCGCCGCCACCGCGTCGGCGACCCTCGGGCCGGTCGCGCTGAATGTGCCCGGCTCGCTTGTCGTCGGTTCCTGTGACTTCGGCAGCGGCACGGAAACAGCGCCGTCACTCTGGACGCTGTTCACGTCGTCGGGCGGCAATATCGGGTATTACCTGCCCGGCGCGACGATAGGCCCTTACTCGCCGGTGTGGGCGACCACCGTGTCCAGCGTGTACGTTTCCGCCCTGGCGGTGTTCAGCCCGGTCCTGCTGGGCACGCCCCCGGCTAGTCCTGGCCGTGCGTGGCGGCGCCGGTTCCAGCACCGGCAGCAGCTGGCGCCGTCGACGTTCGCGCCGCAGGTGGCTACAGGCACTGCCTCAGCGGCCGGAGCAGGGCTCGTGCAGGCGGGGCAGACCGGATTCCCGGCGGTTCCCGGCCGCGGGCAGCCCGGGATATTCACTCCGGCCAGTCCCGGTGCCGTTACCGGAATCCTGGTGATCTCGCCGGCGCCCCCCGTCATAACCCCCGTGCAGGACGCCCAGCCGGGCGCAACGTGGCGGCGCCGGTTCCAGCACCGGCAGCAGCTGCAGGCAACGCCGGGAGCGGTCACCGCCGTAGCGACCGGGGCCGGGGCCGCCGCGGGCGCGGCCGCTGCGGCTGCGATCGTCACGCAGGACGCCGGCGCGTCCACGACAGCGGCCGCGGCTGGCGCTGTCACCGCAGTCGCCGCCGTCATCAGTCCGGCGGCAGCCGCTGGCGCCGGTGCCGTCACCGACGTAGCAACCCAGATCGCGCTGGGCGCCGGCGCTGGCGCCGGGTCGGTCTCTGATGTCGCCGCGCAGGCTGTCACGGGCACGGCCGCTGGCGCGGGCGCCGTGACCGATGCCGTCACGCAGGCTGTCACGGCGGCGGCCGCCGGGGCTGGGGCGGAGACCGCGCTGGCCGCCCAGGCGGCTGTCGCGTCCGCCGCGGGCGCCGGCACCGTCACTGACGTAGCCACGCAGATCGCGGGCGCCGCGGCGGCAGGCGCGGGTTCGGTCACCGCGACGGCGGTGGCAGGCGGCTCGGGCACCGCCTCCATCGCTGGTGCGGCCGTCGTCACGGCCGTCGTCACCCAGATCGCCCCTGCGGCGGGCGCCGGTGCGGGGTCGGCCGCCGCCGCCGCCACGCAGGCGGCCACCGCGGCGACGGCCGGAGCCGGAGCTGTCACCGCTGCCGCCACCCAGATCGCGGGCGCGTCCGCCCCGGCCGCAGGCGCAGCCGGCCCCGCACCCGTCACCCAGGCCGCGACAGCGGTCTCTGCGGGCGCCGGCGCGGTCTCTGACGTCGCCACCCAGATCGTCATCGCCTCGGCCGCCGGAGCCGGGTCGGCCGTCGCGGCGGGCAGCATTATCGGCGGTCCCTCCACTGCCTCGGGTGCCGGGGCTGGCGCGGTCACCGCGCTGGCCACGCAGGCGTCCACCGGAACGGCAGCGGCCGCGGGCGCTGTCACCGGCACGGCGGTCCAGGTCGCCAAGGCGACCGCGGCTGGCGCAGGCGCGGTCACCGCGGCCGGGGAGATCACCGGCACCGCGAGCGTGGCCGGGGCTGGCGGCGCTACGGCGAAAGCCACGCAGGCCGCCACGGCGGTCTCAGCGGGCACCGGGGCACTCGCCGCCCTGGCCGTCCAGCAGGCGACAGCGGCCATCACCGGCGCGGGGAGCGCCACTGCGGCGGGAGCCGTCCAGCTCGCGTTCACCGTCGGCACCCTGACCTCGGCTACGGCAGCGGCGTCGGCGCTGACCGCGGCCACGACGCCCGGCGCAGCGGCAGGCGGCGTCCTCACGGCAGGAACGACCCGGACGGGAGGACCCAGCTGATGGCACGGTTCCCGCTCGGGCAGCCTGTGCGCCAGTCCACGACCGTCCGGCAGCTCAACGTGGACGGCAGCACGACCCTCGTCAATGCCGGGGCGATTACGCTGCTCGTCAAGATCGCCCAGGCCGACGGCACGACGCTCACCACCGGCACGTACGCGTCGCCCGTCAACGACGGCACCGGCCTGTACCACCAGGACATCCCCGTCACCGACCTGGCCGCCGCCGGGCACTACCAGTACACCTGGACCAGCACCGGCGCCGGTGCCGGAGTGTCGTTCGGCGAGTTCGATGTCTTCGACCCGTTCGAGACCAGCATCCTGCCTTTGCAGGATGCAAAAGACGCGCTCAACATCCCCCAGTCGGTCACCACCAACGACGCCGAGATCGCCGCCTACGTCGCCACGATCAGGAGCTGCTTCGAGTCGTACACCGGCGGCCCTGTGGTCAACAAGACGATCACCGCCGAGCGCACCGAGATGATGAGCGGCCAGACCGTCATCCCCGTCCGGCAGCGGCCCCTCGTCTCCGTCACGTCGATCACGAGCGCCAGCGGCGGAGCCATCGACATCAGCGCCGGCCTGGATCTCGACGCCAACGCCGGGCTGATCCGCAGGCAGCTCGGGCTGCCGTTCTACGGGCCTTTCTTCCAGTGGCTGCCCCAGGTCACCGTCACCTACGTCGCCGGATGGGGCGTCAGCGTCCCCGCCGCGTTCGGCGTCGCCGCCCGGATCATCCTGCAGCACCTGTGGAGCACGCAGCGCGGCCCCGCGCTGCTGCCGATGGGGGCAGAGGAGCTGTCGGTCGTGCCGGGATTCGGGTACGCGATACCGAACCAGGCCGCCGAGCTGCTCGACGGCTCGCAGGGCGGCATCCCGTTCATGACCGAGGCGTACGCATGAAGAAACCCGTCGCCAAGAAGCCAGCCGCCGCCAAGAAGACAGCGGCGAAGAAACCGGCGGCAGCGAAGACGCCGGCCAAGAAGCCGACCGCCGCGCAGGTCAAAGGCACCAAGGCCGCGCACGCCGCGCACCTGGCCCACGTGGCCCACCTCGCGCACCTGGCCCACATCGGGAAAGCCCCGAAAGCCGCCCCGGTGAAGCGGCAGCTGGCCCTCGGTGCGGGCGTGGCGTGCTGCGCGGCCGAAGCCGTGGCCGCGTCCCTGCGGCTGTCAGGGCGGCCGGTGAGCGACGCGGACGTGCTGGCCCTCTACCGGCGCACGGCGGACGGCCCGGACACGGGAGCGACGATCCTGGCCACGCTGGAAGCCGCTGCGCGCTACGGAGTAGCAAGCTACTCGGTAGCAGATTTCCGCCCGGTCAACCTCGGGGAGGTGATGCCCGATGCCCCCCTACCGCGTGTTACCGGGGCCGGGCTGATCCTCGGACTGGAGCTGCCCGGCCCGCATGCGGTGCTCGACGACGGCCTCGGCTGGTGGTCGTGGGGCGAGCTGTACGACCCGGCGTGCTGGCCTGACGCCGCGATCGAGGAAGCGTGGACGATTGAGTGGGCGCGCGCATGAGCTGGAGACTGCAGGTTTGCTGCGTTGTCGCAGTGGCCGTCTTCGGCGGAGTGGTCGTCGCTCTCGCCAGCGGCATCGTTCATGAGGCGGTCCAGTATGGCATCGCGATCCTGACTGGCGGGTTCCTCGGCCTCGGGCCGGCGAAGCGGTGACCTACTCGTCCTCCGTCCCTGCCGCGATCGCCGCGCTGCTCGCCGCGTTCACCGCCGCACCCGCGCTGGCCGGGACCGAGGTCCGGGACGGACCCCAGCTCCGCGCCACCTCCGTCACCGAAGGCGTCGCCGTCGGCTACGCGTCCGGCCAGAACTCCGCCGTCGTCACCGGCACCTCAACCCCTGAAGGCCTCGGCGCCGGACCGGACCGGGAACGGTACGCGATCATGTGCACCGCCGAGGTCATCGACCCCGGCGGCGACATCGGCGCGGCCAGGGTCAGGGCGTACCAGCTGCACGCGGCGTGCGGAGCGGCCATCGCCGCCGATCACACGCTCGGGCACGTGGTACTGCGCGCGGTGCCGGGCCCCGGCTCGCTGACGCAGCAGCAGACGACACGCGGGGCGCTGGCCAGGGTCATCTTCCCGGTCACCGTCGACGCCTACACCACCCGCTAACCGGACGGAGAATCATGGCGGCTCTCACATCGCAGGTCGCGCCGCACGCCGGGCTGAACCCGGTAACCCAGACAGCATCGCTGGGCGGCACCACCGGCAACACGGCGCCGTGCGGCTCCGGCCTCGGGCTGATGCTCATCAACGGGGCCGCCGCGACGTGCGCGATCACGATGCACGTACCCGCCGCCACCACGTTCGACGGGCTGGTCATCCCCAACCGGACGGTGACGCTGCCGGCCACCGTCGGCGCCATCACCATCATCCCGCTGCCGTCCCTCACCTACGGCGACCCGGTCACCGGCCTCGCCACGTTCGACGTCGCCGCGGGCACCGTCTCCGGCGCCGTCGTCGGCATCAGCAGCTAGGAGGATCGGTCATGGGCGAATGGGTCACGATCATCCACCCGGAGACCGGCGGCACCGGCACGGTGCACCGGGACTCCCTCCCCCAGCATTACGCGTCGGGCTGGCGGCTGCTCGCCGACGACGAGATACCGCAGCCGGAACCGGAGCCGGAACCGGAACCCATGACCCTGGCCGCCGAGGCCGGAACCAGCGAGGAGAAGTAGATGCCGCCCACACCGCTGACGCCGACCGTCCGGTACATCCCCCCAGGCACCCGGAAGGTCTACTGGGTCACCACGATCGCCACCTACACGTCGCCGACCCGCGCCGAGCTGAACGCCGGGATCGACCTGTCCGCCGAGGTCGCCGCCGTCACCGGGTTCACCGTCACCTCCGCGACGACGCCCACGCCGGACCTGTCCAGCCGGTTCACCTCCGAGATCCCCGCCGCGATCACCGCCGCGTCCTGCTCGCTGTCGATCTACGCGACCAGCACCAGCAGCGACGTGCGCACGGTGCTGCCCCGCGGCACCATCGGGTACGTAGTGATGCTGTGGGAGGGCGACGTGACCGGGCAGCGGATGGACATATTTCCCGCGACGGTCACCACCAGCGCGGTCAACGGCAACATGACCGCCGCGGAACTGGTCGACGTGTCGTTCTCCATCACCAAGGTCCCCGCCAACAACGTGCTCATCCCCTGATGGGGGCATACCTCGACCGGGACGCGATCCTGAAGGCTTCGGCCCTCAAGACGGAGGACGTGCCTGTTCCCGAGTGGGGCGGCTCGGTGCTGGTGCGGGAGCTGCGGGGCCGGGAGCGGGACGAGTGGGAGGCGTCGCTGACCGTCCAGCGCGGCGGGCAGATGGTGCCCGACACCGCGAACATGCGGGCCAAGCTCGCCGCCCGCACGATCGTCGGGGAAGACGGCGAGCCGCTGTTCACGCAGCAGGACGTTGCCGCGCTCGGGGAGCTGTCCGCCGGTGCGCTCGACCGGGTGTTCGACGTGGCAGCGCGGTTGTCCGGGCTGAACCAGAACGCCCTGGAGGAGCTGGCAAAAAACTCCGATCCCGCCCCGTAAGGCGGTTCTGCTTCGGGCTGGCCCGCGAGCTCGGCTGCACCGTCGAAGAACTCCTCGGCCGCATCTCATCGGCTGAGCTTACGGAGTGGATGGCCTGGTATCAGGTCGAGGCGGAAGACCGCGAGCGCGAGCAGCAGGGGCGCCGGTAACCGGGGGCGCCTGACTGCCCGGTACGCCAGCACGCACAGCCAGCCCAGCGCGACCAGCAGGTACCAGGCGGCCATCACCGGCAGCACGAGCCAGAACGTGAGCAGCCAGAACAGCGGACCGGCGGAGACCCACCACCGGGCGGAGGACGACACGCCGATCCTCACGGCTTGACTCCGATCGCGGTGCATGCGGCCAGCACGCGGGCTGACGCGTCGTAGCTGCTGGTGAGATGCTGCTCGTCGGCGGACATGGCGGCCAGGTCGCGGGCCAGCGCAGTGCCTGGAGTGGCCTGCGCGGCGTCGACCGCGATCCACCCCTCGAACTTGATGGCGTCGGCTAGCGTCGGCTCGGCGAGGTTCTTCACGTACGCGCGCTGCACCTTGTAGTGCTGGCAGACGATGACGTTGGCGGACTGCTGGGCAGCCGCACCGCCGCACGCGGTCAGGGTCACGGCCGCCACGGCGATTGCCAGGGCGGCCAGGGGTCTAGCGGTTCTCATCGTCTCGCTCCTGCTCGCGCCGTGCGCGGGCTAGTACCTCGTCAAGGAATTCCCGGACCGTCTGCCCGCGGCGCGCGGACTCAGCTTCGATCCAGGGCTTGAGAGCCGGGTCGGCTGAGTGCCAGCCGATCAGCGGGGTCTTGTTCCTGCCGGGCATCAGTAGCCTGCAGGGGCCGTCACGCACCATCCGCTTCCGGCGTAGGCAAGATACATCTTCGCCTTGCACCCGAGGGAATTGAGGTAGCGGAACTGCTCCATCGCCTCGGTGTGGTTCTCATACCGCCAGATGAGTTCGCTGCCATTCATCTCGGTTCCTCTCGCTCGGGTAGTTACTACTCTACCCGAAGGCAGTAACTACCGCAAGGGGTGACCCGTCATGCCAGGAACGGACCAGGCCATCCTCGCCGACCGCCTCCGCCGCGCCGCACAGCCCGTCGCCGACTACGCGCGGGCGTCATCGGGCCGCTGGTCCCGGCGCGTACCTGCATCGGTGCGACTGCAGGGCGGCGGATCGCGGATCACCATCGCGGCGGGCGGTACTGCGGCGCCCCAGGCCTACACGATGGAGGGCCGCGAGTCGGGTGCGCCGATCGCCCACCCCGTCTACGGGCACGGGCCGCGC